TTTGATATTAAATTAGCTAATTGTAAAGCAAATGAATCTGTATTTATATTATATTCTGCATCTACACTTTCATTATCATCATTATCATCATATTCATTATTTTCATTATTTTCATTATTTGTATTACTTTCTATATTAATATTAGAGTTTTCTCTATTTGATGATTCATTATTTATTGGATTTGAAATAATTGAATGACGGCATAATGGACACGCTCCACATCGTGAAAGCCATGTTAATAATGATTGTGGATTAAAACAATGATTACATGCATTTATTTTTAAAACTATATCACTTGGGTTAAATTCTTGTTGTGTTATTGGACATGTATCATTAGTATTAGAACTAATATCATTATATAAACAATAACTAATATTGTTTACTAAATCATTAATATTAGGTAATCTAGGAGTATCACTATTATTAGACATAAATAGTCTACTTAATATTGGATTTAGTGGACCAGGCCTATAAACATGCGGTCGAGTATATCTATATCTAGGTTCTCTATTAAATGTATTATAATGAGTATTATTATATAAATTATGATGAGTAATCATATCATTATAAGTATTTTGTTGATTTGAAAGAAGTGCAACTGTATTATTTAGTATTTGAGTAGTATTTCTAATAAAATTTACATAATTTTGATAAAGCTCTTCTTGTGACATATTGTTGTTGTTATAATTGTTATAATATCTATTGTTGTTTATATTATCCATATTAATAAGTAATAAAAAAAATATGTTTAAATATATAGTTAATAATAATATAATGGAAGAGAATTTTTATAAATATAAAGATTCTGGATTAACTGGATTAGTAAATATTGGTAATACTTGTTATTTAAATTCATGTTTGCAATTATTATCACATACATATGAATTAAATAATTTTTTAGATAGCAATAATAGACAATTAAATAATTGTAAGGAATCAAAAATATATATTGAATGGAATAATCTTAGAAGAATGATGTGGAGTGAAAATTGTACAATAGCTCCATATGGATTTGTTAAAGCCATTCAAGATATGGCTAAATCAAAAGGATATGAAATGTTTACAGGTTTTGCACAGAATGATGTATTTGAATTTTTATTATTTATAGTGGATTGTTTACATGAAAGTATGAAAAGAGAAGTTGATATGAAAATAAATGGTTCGATAAAAAATTCAAAAGAAATTTAAGCAAAAAAATGTTATGAAATGATGAAAAATATGTATAAAGAGGAATATTCTGAAATTTTAAATATATTTTATGGTATTAGTGTAACTCAAATTAAAAATTATATAACTAATGATATTTTAAGTATATCTCCTGAACCATTTTCTATATTATCATTATCTATTCCAAAAAAAAATAATTGCACAATAGAAGACTGTTTTGATGAATATACAAATAATGAATATTTGATAGAAGATAATCAATGGTATAATGATACAAAAAAAGAAAAAGAAGATGCAATAAAAAATATAGTATTTTGGAGTTTACCAAATGTTTTAATTATAGAATTAAAACGTTATAATAATAATCAGCAAAAAATACATACATTAGTAACTACACCATTAACTAATCTAGATTTATCAAAATATATTTCAGGATACAATTCTGAAAATTTTATATATGACTTATTTGGTACAGGAAATCATTCGGGAAATGTATATGGAGGTCATTATACTGCAAATATAAAGAATGCTAATGGAAAATGGTATAGTTTTAATGATACTTTAATTAATGAAATAAGTGAAGAGAAAGTAATAACAGCACATACATATTGTCTTTTTTATAGAAAAAAAAATAAGGATTAATTATATATATATAATGAATGTCGAAATGGATTCAGTAACTGGAGTACCAGCATTAAGTAATTATTTTAATAGTCTTCCGTTAAATCCTATATTTATAGTTATCATTATAATTGTTATTTTATCCTATGTTTTATTATTTAGTTCTTTAGGAAGCTCAGCTAGCGATAGTAGTCCAGTAGAAAGTAATGGTAATGGACGGGTATTAGGTATTATATTAGCAGCAGTATTTTTAGTTTTACTAATAATTAATGGATTTAATTATCTTTTAAATGTAGATATTATAACAACAATAAAAAATCTATTTACTAATCATCCGGAAATAGATATTAATGTTCAAACTCCTAATTTACCTGATGGACCTGATCCTGCCCCAGTTCCTGAATTGCCAGGAGAAGAAGTATATCATATTCCAGGCAATTTTTATACATATGGTGATTCTAAAGCATTATGTGCTGCATATGGTGGTAGATTAGCAAATATTAAAGAATTACAAGATACATATCAAAAAGGTGGAGAATGGTGTAGTTATGGATGGTCTGATAATCAGCTGGCATTATTTCCAACCCAAAATAAACATTGGGAAAGATTACAAAAAATTAAAGGTCATGAAAATGATTGTGGAAGACCAGGTGTAAATGGAGGATATATAGATAATCCAAATGTAAGATTTGGAGTTAATTGTTATGGTCATAGACCAAAAATAACACCATTAGAATCAGAGATAATGGAAGCAACACCAGACTATCCTATAACTAGACAACAGCAGAAATTTAATAAACGGGTTGATTATTGGAAAGAGAGAATAGGGGATATTTTAATATCACCATTTAGTCCAAATTCTTGGAGTCAGTGAGATTAATATTAATAAATATTATTGTAATTAATTAATAATATTTATCTCTTACGACGAGTCTTTTTTTCTCTCTTTACTCTATTTTTCTTTCTAGTAGGTTTACTTTTAGTCTTTTTAACATTGCTATTAGATTTATCAGGTTTTACTTCGACTAGATCTACTAGTTTATCAAATATTTTTTGGTCAAGACATTCATCAGTATGACATACTTTAATATTTGTACATTTAATAATATTTGGTTCATTCTTAATTAAACCATGAGGTAATATTAAGTTATCAAATAATTTGTTTGTTAAATGTGGGTAATGTGATTCTTTTAATACCCTATTTAAATTTTTAGTTAAAATATTATTTGCCATTATATATAATATACTTTTAAATTTTTAACTACAAATACCATATCTTTTAATTTCTCTATTAGTTTTGATATTTCTTTTTTCTTTCATAAATGTTATTATCTCTTTTACTACTTCTTCGTGATCTTCATCATCTTGAAAGTATTCACATAATGATTCACAAATAAATTTAAATGTTAATGCTTGTGGTATATTATTTTCAACTAGTCTAAGTTTACCGTCGCCTATTTTAATAGTAGCATTTTCTAAATTATTTTCATTCATATACTCTAAAATATTTTCATTATATTGTTCTTTTTCTATTTTTAATTGTTTTATTGCTAATTGTTTTTCTTTTATAGCATTATCACTTTGGATCCATTTTCTAATATTTTCTTCAAATGACATTAATTTTATATATTAATGTCAGTTTAAATATTTATTGTTTTAATTTATTAAAATGGTTTACCTTTAACACCTAATTGGTTAACGGATTGTCTTTTATTATTTCTATTATAAAATTTATCGCCTTTATGTGTTACAAAATCTAATCGTCCTTTTCTAGTTTTTGATTTACTATGTTTACGGTACCTTCTCTTTTTTCTTGATGCTAAAACACCTGCTAATAAACCTAATGGAACTAATTGGGAAGATAATCCTCCTTTTCTAGTGCGTCGTTTATAGGATTTACGGCCACCTTTATGTGGTTTATTATCACTTTTTTGATCATTATTTGTATCAGCAGATGGAGCAGGAGGAGGATTAGTATGTTTAGAAACATCACTTACTCCCCAAAGCCAGTTTGTTACCCCTTGACTACTTGAAGAACCACCATCTTGATTTCTAAATGTAAAATCTGCTGAACCTCCTTTATGATGTTTGCAATGTTTACTTTTAAACATTTTATCTAAAAATCCACATTTTTTTCCACCTTTTTTAGTTTTACGCAATGTCATTATATACTATAATACTATTATTATATTACAATAGTATTATAGTTTGGAATAAAATTTGCTTCTAATTAAAAGAATAAAAATTCCTAAATGTAGTAAAAAACTTACAAATACAAATACTAAAGATAAATAAATATATGGATTAATTTCTACTAGTAAATTATTAATAATTGGTTGTATTATTGGATTAATTACATCTTTTATATTATCTTTAATATCATCTCTTTGAAATAATGCTATACAATCTGCAATAAATTTATCTTTCATTATTAATATTTAATAAATTATTTACCAAATTATTGCGTGTTAATAATTAGTATATTTTCTATATTATCCTATAATGGATAATATTATTACACCAAATACAGAGTTTGATTTTAGTCAAATTACACTAGATAATCCAGCGCCACTTCAAGGGGGTAGTTTTTTTACTAAACTAAAATTAGGAAATAAAGCCTTACCGCTATATTTACAATTACCTAAATGCATTAGTAAAAATGGTATGATAAAAAATCTTGGCACAAAAAAGAGTTTCATAGATTTACAATTTAATTATTTTGAAACTGATTTATTAACTTGGATAGAAAATTTAGAAATAAAATGCCGTGAATTAATTTTTGAAAAAAAAGATTTATGGTTTCAAACAGATATGCTAGAAGAAGATATAGAAAGTATGTTTATTAGTCCTATTAAACCATATAGATCTGGTAAATTTTTAATAATTCGCAGTCACATACCTGTATCTAAACATATTAAACAGGAGGGTTGTCTAATTTATGATGAAAATGAGAGAACTTTAGAATCATCTGTTATAAATGAATCTACAGAATTTATTCCATTAGTACATATTGAGGGAATTAAATTTTCTTCTAAGAGTTTTCAAATAGAAATAAATGTTAGACAAATAATGATTATGTGTCTTGAAGATAATATTAAAAAAAATTGCTTAATAAAAAATACTACCCCAAATGATTTAGAAAAAGAAGAGAATAAAAATTTAGAAACTTTAGACAATATTGAAAAAAAAGATAATTTAGAAGAAGAACAAGAATCAGAAGAGCAAAAATTACAAAAACAAGATCCTGATAATAATTTAGAAGTAGAAAATTCTAATAATAATAGAACTATAGATAACTTAGAAACAGATACTACAGTATTTAGTAGTGAAAAAGATAATTTAAGTGAAATTAATTTAGATAATTTAAGTGAAATTAATTTAGATATTCAATCAATTAATACTGATGATAAAATTTCATTAAAAAAACCTGATGAAGTATATTACGAAATATATAAAGCAGCTTATGATAAAGCTAAACAGATAAAAAAAGCTGCAATAGAAGCACATCTTGAAGCAAAAAAAATTAAAATTAAATATAATTTGGATGATATTATACAATCGGATGATGAATTTGATGGCTTTTCTGAATTAGAAGATTAACCTTATGTATTTAGGAAAAATAATAAAATTTATAAAAATATTTTATTATACATTTTATATATATGAGTTTTACAACTGAAATTAACAGATTGCTGAAAAATCGTCAGCTTTGTATGATTCTAGCAATATTAGCATTCCTTGGTGTAGTAGTTTTTGTATATAATAATCAAAAAGGTTCTCATCTTTCAGCTATGAATAATGCCCATAGCAGAGCTTCACAAAATAGTGTACAATATTCTGGTGAATCTTCTCCTCCTGTAGCAGGAGCTCCTGGTGTTCAACCAGCAATGCCTGCTGGACTTAATTCTGTACCAGGATCAGCCGATGGTATGAGATCAGTTACATCTGGAGTTCCTGAATCTTGCTTAAATCAACAAGCAGCTAATCCATCTGATTTATTACCAAATGATCCAAATACAGCATTTGCTATGGGTCAACCCAGTGGTCAGGGAGAATTAGCAAACATTAATCTTTTAAAAGCTGGCCAATTATCAGGTGTTGATACTGTTGGTGGAACTCTTCGTAATGCCAATCTCCAATTACGATCAGAACCACCAAATCCTAGATCACAGGTTAGCCCTTGGTTAAATAGTACTATTGAACCTGATCTTATGCGGGTTCCACTTGAACTTGGATGTGGTCACCAATAATTTAAAATTATATATTATATTATCATAATATATAATTATGAAATTAGATTTTGATGGACTAAGTATTATATTAATTATATTAGTAGTAGTAATATCGTATCGTATGTATAAAAACTCTGATACATTTCAACTAAAATGTATAGTTTCTGATGTTGATGGTAGAAAATACTGTGTAAGAGAGAGAGAAAAATTAGATGCTGCAGCAGATAGACTTG